GGGCGGAGATAGGATCGGGGAAATTGACGCTTGCCCGATTGGCATGGCAAGCAAGAGAAGTGCAAACGATCTCGGCATCCTCCGAGAGATCAGAGACTCATTGATCGAGTCCTACAAGGACAAGGCAAAGACTCCGATGAGTCAGTATTCATTCCAAGATCGGCAAGTAATTTACATGCAGATGAAGGACTTACAAAAGGAGATTGATCGGTATGACAGAAAAATTCTACTTGCTGAAGGAACGATCACAGGACACACCAAGGCAGATTTCTCAAATCTTCCAAACCTCCAAAAGCCATGATTTCGATGAAAAAAAACAAGAGCAATGGATTCTTTAAGCGATTGAGCAAGGCTTCAAAGTATCTTTTCGGATATGGTTATCGGGCGGCTGAACATTCACGACTGCGAGGTTACAATCCCAACCTTGGAGTCCGACCCGAAGAAGCTGAACTAGATGCAGGAGATAGGGAGAAAGTGATTGCCCGATTACTGGACGCTCGGAGAAACAATCCGCTCGTCCGTTCCCTTTGCCGATTAAGAGAGACCGATGTGGTGGGGGCAGGAATTTTCCCACGCCCAAAAAGTGGGGATGATGACCTCGATGGGATTTTGCAGGAAAAATGGGCGGATTATTCAAATGATCCCGAGATCACTCAGACCCTCACCATGAGGGAGGTGCAAATGCAACTTGCAAGCCTCCCGATGATTTTTGGAGATGGTGGTTTGTTTCTCCACAAATCGGGCAGAGTCCAATTGGTTGAGGGAGATAGGATCGGACTCGAAAGTGGAGGCATGGATTATTTCAGAAATCCAATGCAAGGGAGCACAAGGACGGAGGTGGATATCTCAAACAAGAGAATTGTCGAGGGGATAGAGATCAACCCCGAGGGCAGACCTATGGCATACTTTATCGGCAATCGAACCGATGGAGGTGGGCTCGATGATGTGCGCAGAATTATTGGCAGAAATTTTATATTTCACAGAAAGATCATGCGCCCAAATCAACTCCGTGGAGTTCCCGAATTGGCAAGCGTTTGCAACGATCTTCAAGATGTCGAGGAATACGATATGATTGAGATGGTTGGAGCAAAGGTTGCGGCCTCTCTAAGTGCAGTAATCAAACGAGACGGAGCAACAGATTTTGAGCTCTCGGCAACGGCAGACGGACGAGATCAAGCAGACCAATTGGAGTCCTTTGAGCCGGGACGCTTTCACTATCTTGAGCCCGATGAGGATGTCTCTGTTATATCTCCAAGTGGGAGACCAAACTCGGATGCAATCAAATATTTGGAATATAGACTCCGAAAGATCGGGGCATCTGTTGGAGTGCCTTTGGAGTTTCTTTTGATGACAATCGGACAGAGTTCTTTTTCGGCAAGTCAAGGAATGGTCTTACTTTACCAATCAACCATTGAGTCCAATCAAAGAGATTTGTTTTCGGTTATGAGTCGATGGTGGAGGTGGAGAGTTGGCAAGTGGGTACGGGACGGAGAGATCGAAATCCCCGAAGGCACAAATCCTTTCCGAGTAGATTGGCAACCTCCGTCCTTTCGATGGATTAATCGAGCCGCTCAAGTCAAATCTGATCAAGCCTATTTATCAATGGGAGCACTTTCGCTTGATGACATTGCAAGCACTTTTGGAACTTCAGCAGGAGAAGCATTGGAGAAAAAAGCAAAGAATATTTCAATGGCTCGAATCATTGCCGAAGAGCATGGACTTGATGATTGGAGAGACCTTTTCAATCCGTTGCCAACCTTTGCAAATGTAAACTTGGTTGACTTACAAGAGGATAAGAAAGTGGAGGAATTAAATTTATGAGAGAAATAGTTTTTGAATACATAAAGAACCCAAATAAAGAGCTTGAGGCTAAACTGACCACTATGGAACTTGAATATGCCAAGAAGCAAATTGCAAGCAAAGCCAACGAAAAGCCTAAAGGAAAACAGTGAGTGGATACTCGTCCAACCGAAGCAATGGCAGAGGAGGCTCAAAGGGGTCTCGAATGGCGCAAGGAGTTCAAGCGTGGAGGCACTCAAGTTGGAGTTGCCCGAGCACGAGACATTTCCAACCGAGCCAATCTCTCACCCAGTACAATCAAGAGGATGCACTCTTTTTTCTCTCGTCACGAGGTAGACAAGAAAGGCCAAGGATTCAAAAGAGGTCAAAAGGGATATCCGAGCGCAGGACGAATAGCTTGGGCTTTATGGGGTGGAGATGCAGGACAATCTTGGGCTCGAACTAGAGCAAGCAAACTCGAAAAATTAGACATCATGCCAATTCCAGTTCCAAACGATAACGAAACCAAGGACGATTTCATCGACCGATGCATGGGTGATGATGTCATGGTGGGAGAATATGACGAGGGACAAAGGCGCGCCATTTGTGAAGTCCAAGCAGAGTATCTTGAGGGCAAGACAGAAAAAGCCTCTAGAAAATTTCAAAGAGTCGCTTTCTACAAGAGCGGAAAAAAGACTCGAAAAGGTTATCAAGTCGATGTTGTGGATGGCACGATGGAAGCAGTATCTTTGATTCAATTAGGAGACGCTAAAGGTCATGGAATTTTCGTTGATGGCATATCTTTGGCGACTGCCTTAGAAGTTCTTGGGCAAGGCAACCTTCCTGCCTTTATCACTCACGATGGTGCACTGAAAGAGGATAGGATGCTCAAGCAAGTAGGGGTCTTTTCGGGCTTTTATATAGATGAAGGAAAACTCAAAGCAGAAAAGTTTAAGGCACTAGATTCTTTTCGTGACGATCAAACCGAATCTTTTAACCGACTTTTTGATTTGGCAAAAGAAATGCCCGATGCATTTGGGCTTTCCTTGGTCTTTGAGGCGGAACTCGTTTGGGTGTACGAGGACGGAAAAGAACTTTCAATCCAAGACTCTGATGGTGAAGGAGCAGTGAGAAAAATCCCAAGTGTACGATTTAATCACATTGCAAGCGCTGATTTTGTTGACGCTCCTGCGGCTAATGAAGACGGACTATTTTCAAAGAAAACGAAACAAGCAAAAATTATGGACGAGGAAATCAAACTAACCGAGGACGAAGAGGAGAAAACTCCTGTCCAATTAGCTGAACCCGAGGAGGAAGAAAAGGACGAGGAGGAAAACTCTGAGGACGATGCCCAAGAGGTTGAGGATTCCACTGAAGACTCAGAGGAAATAGAAAAAGAAGAGGAGGAGCTTTCAGCCAAGCAAGAAATAGATGCCCTAAAAGCACGACTTGCTGAACTAGAAGCAAAGCTTGAAGAAAAGACGGCAGAAAATGCTAGTCTATCCAAGGCTCTTGAGGGTGAGGAAATTGCCCTTGATGTTAATCCCGAGCCGAAAAAAGCAGACCCTAAACTTGTCGAAAACTTTCTTGCCTCAGACGGAGCAGAACAAACTCACATTTGGAAACAAAACAAACAAGCAATCCTTTCATCATTACGGAGGAACTAAATTATGGCTAATACAATCAACGCCAATCTACAGAACAACATAATCTCGCAGAGCGCGCTTGAGACCTTTACCTCGGTGCTCGCTCCTGTCCAAGCCTTTTCCTCTTCATTCAATGACGAGGCTTCACAAAGGGGCAAAACGATCAATATCACTACGCTTGACAATACCTCAAGCGCCGCTGATTTTGCAGGATCATACGCCTCACAGGACACCAGTTATGGCACTACAACCATCACTTTGTCGGGTCACAAATTTGTAACGTGGCACGTGACGGACACTGAGCACTCCCAAAGCTCGGCAGTCGAGTTGCAGAGATTCGGATATCAAAAGGGCGGTGACCTTGCCAAGGCAGTTTTCCAAGACATCCTGTCAGCAGTCACAAACGCAAATTATGGCGCGGCAGGATTCGTAGGGGCGGCCTCGACTTTTGACGCTGATGATGTTGCCGATCTTCGAGGTTCAGCCATTGCGCAAAACTTGCCAATCGATCAATGCGCCTTAGTTGTAGATTCAACCTATTACACTGCTTTGCTGAAGGACAACAACTTGAATCCTGCCATGAATTATGGGTCTGCCGATGTTATCCGAGACGGAGCAATCCCAAGCCTTTTTGGAATTGGTTATATGTTCGAGAGCACGGCACTCCCTGGAAATGCTGAGAATCTTGTGGGCTTTCTTGCTCACCCTTCAGCCCTAGCAGTTGCCATGCGTTACCTTCAACCCATTAACTCAAAAGAGTATATTGCCGCGCGTAGGCTTTACGATGAGACTACAGGAATGGTTCTCGGATATCGTGAGTTTTACGATGCCACAACTGGCACTCAAACGGCAGTTCTTGAAGCAGTCTATGGCTATTCTGTCGCCTTAAGCGGATCATTGATTCGCATGACTTCTGTTTAATCCGATGCGTCACGCAAGCATTATAGGGAACAAAGGCGGAAAGTTTCAAAGCATCGCAGTTGGCAATGCCAAGGAGATGCAAGCGAAATATAAGCGCGACAAATTCGAGGGCTTTTCGCAAGTGTACTATTTGGACACGAGCGGAAATACTCGAAGGAAGAAAGGGGCGGAAAAGCTAAACAAGGCAAAGGAAAAGAAATAAGCCCTTCAGCTAAAGCTTTCATACTAAAACGGAGTGGAGCAATTGCTCCCTCCGTTTTGTGTTTTTAATCATGTCAACAATAAGCACATCAACAATGTCCAAAGATTTGGACTTTCTCATTGCAGAGATTCGGGTGGAACTCTCGGGAGTTTCTCCGACCTCAATGGTTGGACAAACTTATCAAGGGAGTTTGCAATCTACAGAGGACGGATACGAGGTGGAACTTTCGGGCAAGGAGGTGGTGATTGATACCGAGTTCTGTTTCAATGCAAGCAAGCATTCGGTGCTCCCTTCCAAGGGATGCGTCCTGCAAGATAGTGACGGCACAAAGTACAAGGTTGCCGAGGTAAAGAGTGAGAAGATTGGCATCCTGTCCAAGTTGCTCCTCACAAGCCAATATCAGAGGAGTCGATAATGCCACCGGCCACGACACTTGCCGATCTTTATGCATTCGAGAAATACTTTGAAGATTCTGCCATCACTTTCCTTGAGGCGGATACTGGGGTGGAGGTTTTTGCTTCTGCTTCTCTTGAGAACTTTGTCACTCCTCGCATCGAGATTTCATTCCGCGCGATGGAGGCAATTGAGCCCTCGGACTCCCCGATATCGTTGGGGTTGGATGAATATCGAAAATACCAAGGCGTATTTGAGGCAACGATGATTACGGATTCCTCTGTGGGAGGAACTCAAACTCGTGCTTTTCATCTTGAGCTCGTTGGCAAGGTTCGAGCAACCATGCTCAGAACAAAACCAAATTGGAACGGCACGACTTTGCCATGGTATGGAATCAAGTTGATCAGACAAATTTCGTTTGATCGGACAACGGACGGAGACCTTGAACTCTCGATGCTCAACTATGATGTTTATTTCTCTATTCGAGATACGGCATTCCCAACAACGACCACGACTCCTGCTCCCTAAATTAATTGACGCAATCAATATTCATAACGAACAAAAAAAAATAAAGGAAATTCATGTCTATTACTTCAGATGGAACACAAGCGTTTTCGATTGAAAGCTCGCCAGTAACTATTAACGCAGTTGTTTATGTAGCCGAGTCGATGTCTTTTAATCGAACTGGCAACCGAGCAGACATTAACGACTCCAACGGAGAGCCCTTGGGAAGCGTCACTATTCCAGGACGAACAGAAATGAGTGCCTCTGTTCAATTGGCAACTGCAACAACGGCAATTCCAAGTGTTGGAGATACAATGGTTTTAGCAGGAACTCGTGATGACGGAACTTATATTCTCACCTCAGTGGATGAGGCGGAATCGGCAGGGGACTATGTTAAGTGCTCGATTTCGGGATATAAGCAAATCAATTAAAGCCCATTGATGTGGGATTATCCTCCGAGGAGATTCATTCCCTTTGGAGCGAATATGCGCCCTTAATTTCAGAGGCACAAGAGAGGGACGCGCAAGACAAGCATGAGCACTTTTTAAAATGGTATGTCGAGGAGATCAATGGCATCCCTGCCAAGCAACTCACCCTTGAGCTTTATCTGCTTCTTTCCGTCTCAAATTCATTGATCAATGAGGACGAGCCAACAAGCTTGTCCGTTCTTCGTTTCTTGTGGATTGTTTCTCCAAACTTTAAGGAGAGTAAAATTGCATTCCGGCTTTTTCAATTTCGTCACAGAAAGATTGATTTTGAAAAAACGCTTGAGGAAATTGGCAAATATCTAAACCGATCTTTTCATGCTTCAGTTGGAGGAAAAGCAAAAGACAAAGAGGAGAAGAAAGTCGCTCAAGAATGGATCAGTTCAATGGTTGATTTGATCGGGTCAGAGTATGGATGGCAACTGGATCAAATTATGGAAATGCCTTTGACTCTCCTCTTTATGCAATGCGCTCGAATTAGGGCAAGGATGACAGGCAAGCCTGTTGTATTTTCTCAAGAGGCGGATGCTTTAAAAGCTGAATATTTACAAAGGGCAAACCAAGAGAGGGCAAGCTAATGGCAAACTTTTCAATTATTGCAAAGCTCGGAATGGATGATGGAGTCTTTGGAAAAAAGCTCAAAGGGCTAAAGTCAAGCATTGGAGGAATCGGATCGCAGATCGGGACGGCAGTCAAGGCAGGGGTTGCAGTTGCAGGGGTTGCAGTCGGTGCATTTGTTGCCAAATCAGTTTCCAAATTTATCGACTTTGAGAAAAAGATTACCGAGGTAAAGACTTTGCTCCCTCAAATGACCGAGGGCGGATTCCAAAAGATGACCAATGATTTGAGGGAGATGTCCAAGGTCATGGGCGTGGATATCATGGAATCAACGCAAGCGCTATACAATGCGATTTCGGCAGGGATTCCGCCCGATAATGCCGTCTCTTTTTTAAAGGATGCAAGCAAGTTAGCAATTGCAGGGGTGACGGAATTGGATACGGCAGTCTCCGGCCTCACTACAGTCTTGGGCGGATACAATATGGAGACCTCTGAAGCATCCAAGATTTCGGACATACTTTTTGCTACCATGCAGAACGGCAAGACAACCATCGGAGAACTTTCTGCAAACATTGGCAAAGTGACTCCTTTGGCATCCGAGCTTGGTATTTCATTTGAGGAAGTGGGAGCAATGTTCGCAGTGCTCACAAACAAGCTTGGCGATGGTAAGACGGCAGAGGCAGGAACTCAGATCAAGGCAATGATTGCCGAGCTTGGAAAATCGGGAACAAAGGCCGCTGATGCCTTTGAGAGATTATCGGGGAAAGGATTTAGTGAGTTTTTGAAAAAGGGAGGCTCTGTCGGTGAGGCTCTGAAAATGATGTCTAAGGAGGCAGAGGCATCGGGGACAGGATTGCAAAATATGTTTGGCTCAATTGAGGCAGGAATGGGAGCTCTTGTGATTGCATCACAGAACGGAGAAAATTTTGCAAATGCATTGGATAGGATAAGCGGAGGAACTGGCGGAGTAGACAAGGGATTTGCAGAGATGCAAAAAACAGTTGCTCGGCAAATGGCACAGATGAAAAGCCTATGGGACGAGACAATGCTCAAGATGGGCTCGGCTCTTCTTCCTTTGATTAATCAAGTTTTGCCTATCTTTATCGGTTTAATCGAAGCAATCCCGAAAATGTTTGGAGATTCAAAAGTGGCAGGAGATGGAATGACTGCGATGATCGATGGCGTTGTAACGGCAGTTAAGTTTGCAATCAAAGTGCTCGTTTCAGTCGTAAGCGGATTCAAAAGCTTTGCCTCAATTTTGGTTTTTTGCGGAAAACAAATTGGCACATTTGTGGGAGTTTTTGTTCTCATGGGCAAGATTGCATTTGATCCTATTGTGCAAGTGATCGCAGGAGTGGTGGATGCCTTCAAAGCTTTGGGTGATATTCTTGAAGACCCATTCAATCCCGATAACTATGAGAAAGCGTTTGATCGGATAAATGGTGCTTTTGATAAAATCAAGGATTCCGTTGGCAACTGGGGTGACAGTTTCGTGGAGGGATTTGATAAAGGCTCGAAGATGTTCCATAAACACAATAAGGAATTTGTGAAGGACATGGAGAAAGAGGCAGAGACCTTGAACGATGTTTGGGCAGAAACAGGAAACTTTGCTTTTCTATCTGCAAAAAAAGCAGAGGGAGGGGCAAATGACTTAGGAAATGCTTTGGCAAATGCAAGCATTCCTGCAGGAAATATAGCAGGAGCTCTCGGATCAATGCCGTTCAACATCACTCAAACGGCAAGAGTCATTGATCGAAACCTAGTAAAGGCTTTAGCAAGGGGTGATTTGGCGGCTGACCCCCTCGCAAAAAAGATGAAAGATATTCAAGACAAAGCCCGAGATATTGCAAAATTTTGGGGGCAAGCCGCAGGAGACTTTGCCAAGGTTGCAGGTGGAAAAATTGAATTAAAGATCAAGGGTTTTAAAGGAGCTAAAGCAGTTGAGGGATTTGTCCGAGACATGGGCAAACTTGAAAAGGAATTGCGTGGAGGGGCAGGACGAATAGCCGCCCTTGCACCCGAAGCAATGGCAAAGGTCATGGAGGCATTCAAGGAGAGTGGAAGGAAAGATGCCTCGGTGCTCCAAACCATGTATGAGAACGCCCAACGAGCGCAGGACATGACGCTTGAGGGTCTGTCGAAATTGGACTCTGAGATTGAGTCCATCACAAGCGCGGCTGAACAGTCTGCCGTCCCATTGGAACACCTCAACAAGGAGACGCGGACTTATATCGAGTGGCTGAAAACTCGGAGAGATATTGCCGAGGAAAATCTGCAAATCCAATTGCAACAAATGCAGAACGCAATTGGTCTCGGAGCACAGATGGACGAGCTCCAAAGCTTGCTCGGAACAATTACGGATTTGGAGGGAAAAAAGGATGCCGATTCTGTTGCCATGTACAAGACGCACAAGGAAGCGATGGATAAACTTATGAAAGAGGTGGGCATTCAGATCGAAGATGTCAAAAAAGAGGCGGAAGAGATAGGCATTCAGCCCGAGCAAGTCGATGCGTTTAATCGCGCTAACAAATTCTTGGCAGAGGTTGAGGCAAGAAAATTTACCGAATCTGATTGGTTGGAAAAAATCCACGGAATAATGGAAACGATGAGCGGAACGCTCACAAGCATTTCTGAAGCATTGCCCGAAATAGGAAAACAAGAGGACGAGAAAGAACTTTTTGGATCACTATCAAAAGAATCAACTCAACAGACAGTCCTTGAAACCTTAGAGGGGTATTTCGTAAACCAATGAATTTAACATATGACGCTCCTGCCTTGGGCAATTTCCTTACCCCAATACGAACCTCAATTGAGCCAAAGGTTTATTATCCTTTTCGCCAAGACCTCACGGCAATAATTTACGAGGATGAATATGTGCAGAGGGCGGATCATTACACTCCAATGGCTTTAGACACTCCCCACCCCGAAAAAACAAATGCATATTTGATCGAGGAATCCAACCCCTCTCGAATTAATGGAAACCTTTATAAATGGGTCAGAAAATTTGCAACTATTCCAGGGACAAGAACGGAATTTCAAACGACAAATTTTTCATTTCCTGCATTCAAGACAAATTCAGCAGATACAACTGAGCTCAGAGCAAGCTTTTCCGAAACTTGTGTGGCAAAGATTTTCTTTTCCTATCAACTCACGGCAGACCCAAGCGTTGATTTGTCATTCGATGAAAAGTTTCAGCCTGTTGATGCAAGTGGCAACGCTTGCAATTTTGTTGCCTCAGATACAACTCCGACAAAAGCAACATATGAGGGCTTTATTTCTGCAAACACTTACATCCAAGCCCATCAGACAAAAGTCTCTCGATGGAAAGGAAACATTTGGGAAAAGCAGGATATCAAAGTTAAAGCTTTATGACTTGGAACTTTGAAAAGCTCGTGGTGGGAGGCACTCCCACATTTCTAGAGGCAGAGTTTGCAAATGAGGTGCTTGGGGTTTTGAATGCCTTGGCAAACTGGAGCATCGAAAAGGGAGACAGGGACGAGATTCTCGTCTCCGATGACGGAATCAAGGTCATCTACAAATTCCCACCGACAGGATACGAGGAAAAGATTATAACTTTGTGTGAGAATGGAGTCTCAGAGAATTACACTTTTATCGTCAAGTCTGCTACTTAAATGGCAACTTTCTTTATGCAACCCGATCCCTCGGGTGAATGTTGTTTAGACCCTTGCTCTCGATCAAGCCCTTGCGATCCGTGCGTGACCACCACCACGACCACGACAACCCTTCAGCCAACCACTTCCACCTCAACCTCAACCTCAACCTCTTCGACATCGACTCCCTTTCCAACCACCACGACGAGCACCACGGCATTTCCTACTACAACGACAACCACGCCCTCTGCTACCTCAAGCTCTACAACCACCCTTGCACCTTAATTGACGAATCAAAGATATCTGATGCCGGCCGAAAATATATTCCTAAACTCAAACTCTCAGAGTTTATCCTCTGCCCGAGTTTTGTCCTCAACATCCGACCAAGCAGTTGGATTTAAAAATTTCGTATTAGCAGACAAATTGGAATTAAATTTGTATGTAGTCAATGGAGCAGGAGCATATATTGACATCTCGGGATATTCTGCCGTTCGAGTCGGAGTCGGTGGCTTAAACAAGACCCCAACAAGCGGAACTTTTTCTCTGACAGGTACGCTCGGGACTTCTTCGATTGCTTATAATGCAGATGCAACGGCAATGGATTCGGCAATAACTTCAGCACAGGCGGCTTGCTCAGTTATTAATCCATCTGTAGGGGTTTGGATAATTGAATTTGATGCAGTTGGAGCACAAGCTTTGCCAACTACTGATGCAAATGGGCTTGAACCCGAATGCTCGCTCTCAGTTAAGACTCTTCTCACAGGTGACGGATCAACAAAAGCTCAATGGATCATCCGAGCATTTCAAACTCCTTGGGCATATTCTGAAAGTTGGAGCAATATTTCCAACGGAGTCACAGGATCAATCAATTTCGGGAGCAAGAATGTTTATGAAGCAATGGCATCTGCCTCTAGCCTATCGGGATATTTCGAGGTGGAGCTTACTGACGCAGGGGGAAATGTTGATACGATCATACAAGCCCCTGTTGTAATAGTTGGTGAAGTGATCGGGGACGGAGTAGCAGGAACTGCAACCTTTGCCTCGTACATCACCAAGAATTTTGAGACCATAATCGTTGCCTTGACCGATCAAACGGAAAACGCATCTGTGGGAACCGACAAGGTGACATTTCGAGCACCCTATGGAATCACCCTCACTAGCGTGAGAGCCTCCTCTGCCGTTGCCCCTGTTGGCTCGGAGTTAATCATGGACATTAATGAGGGAGGATCGAGCATTCTCTCGACCAAGCTAACAATCGATGCAGGAGAAACAACGAGCACGACTGCAACAACTCCTGCCGTGATTTCAGACTCTGCTCTTGCAGATGATGCTTTGATCTCGTTGGACATTGACCAAATAGGAAGCGGAACGGCAGGGGCAGGGGTCAAGGTTTACCTCTTAGGATACAGAACCTAATGAGATGGGAATCTCGGGCGGATTGGTTGGGAGCTCAATCGTGACAACTGCATGGATCAGAGGGGGCGCTCCTCCTGTAACGACTACGAGCACAACTCCTGTGCCAACTACCTCCACGAGCACAACTTCAACCTCAACTACATCGACAAGCACAACTTCCACGCTTGCACCGACAACTACCACGACCCCAATCCCAACGACTACAAGCACGACTTCTGTCCCAACAACTACGAGCACCACGCTTGCACCAACAACCTCAACAACATCCACGAGCTCGACTAGCACGACCCCAATCCCAACGACTACAAGCACGACTCCTGTT